AGGTTCTTGATGATAGACTTAACTTTTTTGACTAAGTTAGTAGCCGTTTGAAGCTTGGTAGCAACGACAAGAATGTTCTTGTCTTTGTGAAACAACATCAGCCACGCCACATACGCAGCACTAATAGTAGAAATGCCCAGCTGTCGGGCTTTAAGAATAATATTAAAACGATAATCGCGGAAGTCTTTTAAAAGATCCTGTTGATAATCGAATGCTTTGAAAGGAATTAGACCTTTCTGCGGGTGTGAGATGCGACAGTAGTTTGTTGTAAAGTAAACCGGATCTTTGCCGGCTTTAACAATCTCTTTTAGAATCTCTTTCTTTGTAAGCGCAGCCATATTAGACCTTCACATTTGAAGGCTTCTTAGCTTTGTCTCTCCCTAGTGCAAGAAAATCTCTGATTGCTTTATCAACGCGCTCTTCATCAGAGCCACCGTTAACCTCAACAACGTCAGTTAAACCGCCGATGCGATAATCACAATGAGCCTGTGTATCAGTGCGGTAGTTAGAAATGCGCTGAACGAGAATGTGTGGCTCACCTTCTTTTGTTAAGGTTAGTGTATCACCCGTGACGGCTTTGTATTCTTTCTTTAGGAAGTTAGCAATGTCTTGTAGACGCTGCTCAATCTCGCCTTCAAAGCCTTTGTCTTGGACTTCTTTAATTCTTGTCTCTGCTTGGTAAGTAATGCGGAGAATTGGACCGTGGAACTTAACACCAAAACCATCCATTACGCGGCGATCGTGAATGTAGTGTCCGTTCTCTCTTTTAAGACCTACTTCTCTTGCTCTGTCATCTGCCTGTAACGTAGCGTCGTGGGCTCCGTCATAAGCATTTGCAGCCGCTTGGCTGATTCCTTTTACAATGTCGTATACTGATGCCATTTTATTGTTCCTTGTTTGGTCTCCACCCGTTCTTCCATCTTTCTTCTCTTCCGCCATCAATGTATTGAATGTAACATTTAAAGCAAGCTTCAAACTTATTCATATACAAATCATCCCGAGGATGAAAAGAATATTTGGAACAAACAGGACAAGTCCTATTATTATCTCTATTAAGTAGTTTTTTGTTTATTAAAAATCCATCTGCTTCTATTTTGTCTTGAGATTCAGCATTCTTCGCAAACTTCTGCTGTTCTAACTGGGATTGCTGGATATATTCTTTTTCTTTGTCCTCGTCCCAATAGCGTCTTGGATTGTGTGTGGCTTCTTCGCCATACTTTTGTGAAATAGCTTTTTCTAACTTAACGATGTAATCTTGTTTATCGCTCATTGCTTTACAATCTCCGTAGATAAAGCAAAGATACCTAATGAAGTAAGAGTACCAACACCAAACCCTAACGCAACCCATAGTGGGCCCTGACTTGGCTTTTGTTTTACAATCAAATCTGTTAAGCGATCATTCTCTGCTGCCTTCAATATCATCATTGACTCGTATCTATCTTTCCAAGATGTAATCTCAATATCTTTAAAGTCAAGTTGTAGCTCATAGTTTTCTTTTAGAAGGCTTAGCTGATACTCTAAACGCAGATCGCACTCTTCGTCTGTAAATCTTTTATCGTTTAGAACCTTTGCCGCAGCGTCCAAAGATAGTAAGACACCATCAAAAGGAACAGGGTCGCCTTTCTTCACTGAAAGAACTGTGTTGTCTTGGGCATATGCTACGTTTGGTGCTAATAAGCTAAGAACCAAACAAAAAAGTAATAATTTTTTAACCATTTTCTAATCCAAAAGCGTCGGCTATTTCCTTAGCCAACTTCTCTGGATCATTATAACTTTCATCTACAAGCTTTTTAAGTTCTGCTTCTTTTCTTCTATCCAAAAGCTTGCCTTCTTTTTCGTATTGCTCTTTAACTTGCTTTGTAATCTTTAGGTGCTGCTCAAGTCTAAGGTTCTTCTCGGACACTTCCGTATTGTGAATATGCGAGAGTGTTTCCATTTCTTGATCGTGCTGGTCTCTCTTAGCTTGAAGAAGATCCATAACTCGCGCTAGTAGCACTCCGTTTCTCATAAGAGCAGAAGCTAATGCTGCGCCTATAAACAATAGGACAATAATGATTGCCCACCAAAACTTTTTGGCCCATAGCCAAGCTTGTTTTGCAAGTAATTTAAGTTTCATCGGTCCCCAAATCCTTTAAGTTTGGTTACGGCATCAATAACAGTTTGACCACCAATGTAAACAGTAGTGATTATAACCCAATCCGCTGATTGTAAATCAGAAAATAAAAGCAAGCCAGTTGCTGTTGCCCAAGCTAAAAGCTTTCTTGAAACTACCTTCTCTAATCCTTTATCTATTGCGTGTCTCATGCGTCCCATTATGCACTCCTTCGTAAATAATTAGAATCAGTTACTTGAGTTGGAACGTATTAATTTATTTCTTCTTTTTCTTAAAAGACAAGCCGCCTAAAAGCGCTTCCCAAAATGCTGCGTTCATTGGTTAATCCTCGCGTATCCCTTGTCCTTCTCAATGGTTATCTCCATATCAACGATATCTTTTAGAGAATCCAAGTGAGAAATAAGAATGACTGTCTTGAAATACGTTTTGACTAGATCAAGCATCCGAATAAAGCCTTCCATATTCTCTGCGTCCAAAGCTGTTCCTGGCTCGTCTAGAATAAAGATGTTACCCTTCGGCAACGACGACACAGATAGAAGCGCCAAACGTATACCCATTGATGCTAGAGTCTTCTCTGCACCTGAGCCCATCTCAATAGGACGTGCTTCGTAGTTAGGATGCTTGATAAGCACGTCCAACTTGTTACCAGACTCTTGGAAGAAAACTTCAAAGTCAACAATGTTTGAGATTGTCTTTGCAATCTCTTCGTTAATAACAGGCAGTCGTCTCTTAATAATATCGTAAGCAATACCGTTGGAATGCATGCAACGCATAAACAAATCATAAGCAGCGAATTCAGCACGAATATCAAGTAGCTCCTGCTTTTTATCTTTAAGTGTCTCTACCTTCTGCTCTAGTGAGCCGATTGTTCTGTTGTGAGTTGATAGACCTTCCTCAAAAGCTTCGATGTCTCTCTTATTAGCCTCAATCATCTCCGCAACCTCATTCCGCGAAGAAATAAGATTTTCGATATTCTGGATAGCTTCTTTGTTGTCCTCGTACAATGCAATCTTTTCATTTGTCTCGGACAAATCAGAGGTCATCGTTTTAATCTTTGCGAACTGCTTCTCAATTGAAACCTTGTTGTCTCGCTTCTTAATCTCAATAGCATTCTTCGCAATGATTGTTTCATTGTATCTATCAATCAACTCAACCATCTCGGCAGAGTTAACTGACACTATCTTCTCTTTGTAGCCCTTAGCTTCCTCAATCTTCTTAACGATCTTCTTCTCAAGCAGAGGCAACTCCAATGAAGCGCTGTGAGCATCTGAAATAAACTTACAAGACGAAACATAAGCACTGCCGCAAGGAACCTCATCAAGAAGTGTGAGTTTCTTAGACATAGTCTTATAATCGTTGTCCATAATGCGCGCACGGTTTACGGTGCTGTCGTAACGTTGCTTGAAGTCGTCGTACTGCTTCTTCTCTTCTAGCAACTCCTCAATGTTGATCGTTGTTAGGAAATCATCATAAGTCTTAAGCTTGTCGTCAAACTCTGAGATCTCATTCTTAAGCTCGGAAATATTTTCCTTTGTGTCCTCGATATTGTTGGTTAGCTGCGTTCTTCTCTCAACCAGCTCCTTGATGTTTAGACGCTCAGTCGGGATTGAATCAATCTGTTCAGTCAAATCTCTATATGTTTGTTCGTTTTGAGCCAACTGTAGACGTATTGCATCGCATCTTTCGGTGTCAGCTTGTAGTTCCTTCTGTGCCTCTTCGCAATGAACCTCTGCAATTGCTATGTCTTTATCATAGTCTACGTCACCAATACGTCGTAGGACAGCTTTTAAGTCAGAAGAGTCTTCTTTTGCCAGCTTAAACTTCTTCTCAAAGATCTCTAAATCCAAGAACTTAGCAAGGATCTCCTTTCGTTTTGTAGACCCTTCCTTGATAAAGCTTAAGGAATCAAGCTGGCTAGCCATTGACGTCAGCAAAAAGTCTTCAATCGTGCCAAACTGCTTGCGAATGTTGGCATCAGTTTCGTTACGGGTTGTGCCGTTAAGACTCAAATCACTGTCCTGTGTAAAGTCCAAGAATGTTCTGGCCTCATTAGTTTCCACACCCTTGAGGCGCTTTACATACTTCTCTGACTTCCTCTCAATGGTATAAGTCTTCTCGCCAATCTGAAGCTCTATCGTACCACTACAGTTCTTTTTGTTTTGATTGATGATGTTATAGTTCTTGCGCTCGTTCTTTGACGTTGTATTGAACATAGTGTAAAGCATTCCATCAATAACAGATGACTTGCCTGAATAGTTCTTTCCAAAGATCCCGACAATACCGTTGAGATTTGTAAAGTCAAGAGTGTTGTCTTCACCGTAGTTGAACAGATTGTCCCACTCAAAGCGGTTGATATTCCAGTTTACGTTTCTCGCAATGTCTTCGTTCTCTTCAATATGAGAGTTATACTTGCGGTTTAGTTCGTAAACTTTCTGTAAGACAGCCTCAGAAGGCTCGTAATCTTGTAGATACTCACGAATATGCTCTTCCTGAACTGCTACATCTCGTAAGTTCTCAATCTTGAAGTTCTTTCCAAGACTAATATCACCTCTTTCGCCTGCTGCTCTGTTTAGGAACGAGATTGATTCCGGCTTGAAACGAGACTTTGCGACCTCAACAGCCTTGCGCATTACGTCCAGAGGCAGATTGTTGTTACTTACAAGACGCAGACGCGCACCAGAAGGAATATTTGTGCCCTTCGGCATCCGACCCTTTGGTGTTAGTTCAATAGTAACGAAAGGCTTGGGGTTTAAAAGAACGTGATGTTTGACAGTAAAGTCATCTTTACTACGAATTTCCCAAGTTAAGAATCCTTTATCATTAGTTTCGCCGTGGTTCTGCTGGACGGTTGAGCCTGGATAAATCGCGAGGCATTGTGCTTTTCTAATCTTGTTTTCTTCTACTATCTCCCAACCGTCTTCAAGGTATTTATCAAGATCTTTTTCATCAACGATTTCTTCTTTCCATTTTGACTGAACTACCTGATTTGTTTTGTGGATGTCTCCAAGCATCGCATAATCGTGACCAGCAAACACCCCAATGTCGTGATCGCCGTGATCCATTACCCAGCCAACGTCAGTTGAGACACCACCAATAGCACCGTGATACAAAGCAATATTGATGCGTGTTGGATCGCTTGGAGCAACCCAGTTCTCCTCATCAAATACAGACAGCACATTGAGCGCGAGATCGGGCTCTAAGATCGTTTCACCAGCATCTTTGAGTAGGTGAAGGTTAGGGAGGTTCAAAGCGCTTACAATGGGCGACAGAGCGTCCTGACGGCTGCTGTTCTTTAGGTTTCCGTCGTGGTTTCCAAGCAGAACATAAGTTGGTGCGATTGCTTCAAGATTTCTAAAAAAATCTGAGCACAACTCAACGAACTCCGGAGAGATTTGTGTTTTTGTGTGGGCAATATCACCAGTATGAACAATGTAGTCCACATTTTCCTCACGAAGTTTTTGATAAAGTTGCTCAAAAACAACACGATATTCGTAGTGGTATTTTAGATTTTTGATGTGGGTATCACTAATATGTCCAAATTTGTATCCCAAGATTTACTCCCAATAAAAAACTCTACCGTCAGTATATACCAACGGTAGAGTTAGTCAAGTGTTATTTTAGATTATAAAGGACTTTGATCTCGTGGATCATCACCGATCTGTGGAAGCATATCTGAGTCGCCCGTTGGAGCATACATCTTATCAGAAAGAATATGGCGAAGTGTAGCAACCATCGACGCATCCAAATCTGTAGCAAGATCTTCCAACTCGGCGCGGGTCATATTACCCAGAGCTTCCCGGGCTCTGATAAGAGTAAGAAGACGTCCTTCCGGAGAGTCGAATGCTCGGTCACGGTCAACAGTCTCTTCATCCTCTGGCTGAGGAATGTCTTCAATGCCTGCGCCTAGGCGGTCAGCACCGAGCATAGCGTCTTCCTCTTCGTTGATGAACTTTTTAAAGTTTTCCATTATAAGTTTCATTTTTATGTTTCCTTCTTACACCGACATAGCGAGCGTCAGAAGTAAATAGTTGTCTGATGTGATAAGGGTCGCTTTGTTCAAACATTTCTGGAAGTTGTCTTTTGACATTGACCCAACATCTTCGTTCTCTCCGATGTTTACTTTCCAAACTTCAATATCAAAATCCAACAAAGTTTTGATGATCTCCAACTCTTTCTTTCTTGCGTCAGGATCCAAAGCGATATAAACGCCTGCATCTTTCTTAACAATCTTTTGCAGAAGAGCAGAGTTTTGATTTAGTGTGGATCCAAGAAGAGGTACAGAATTACGACCGGCAACCACAGCATCAAACACCCCCTCCACCAAAATAATGTCCGAACTCCAATCCACAAACAAATCGTTGAATATAATGTTCTTGCTTGCTGGCGGGTTCTTATACTTTGGATACGCTTTTCTATCATAGGACCGAGAAACAAAGTAGTTCAAATCGCCTTCATCATCAAACGAAGGAATGACGATACGATTTTCATACTCTCCTTTGCTACAATAGCCCATCTTCCACCAAACAATATCTTGCTTTGTGATACCGCGCTTTCGCAGATAGTTTCGGGCAGCAAATCCGGTAGGTGGAATATCTTTATTCGCCAAAGACACAAAGCCTTCGGGCATATCAAGTATTTGTTTTTCTTCTACTTTCTCGGCAAAAAGATCTTCAAGCTTCTCATAATCAACGGTGCCTGTGATATCACGCCATTGAGACTTGTGATTGTGGGTTCCATACTTCCGTATTATCCTGTAAAGATTTTTACCTCGTGTATCGCACGTCCAACATTTGAAATATCCCTTATCAAGGTTGATAGACATTTTCTTTTTATGATGATTACAATAAGGGCAGTGAAAAAGAAACTCATTGTTTGAGCGATAAGGTGCTCCGAGAACATTAGTTAGGATTTTGAGCTTCTTGTCTTTCATTTATATACCCCGCTTTTGCTATCACGTAACTGTCGGCGCGGTCAGCATAACCGGGCTTTGGATTACCGTGACGGGTATACTCTACAGTAAAGTCTTCCACGTTGTCAATAACAAACTTCATAACGACTTCTTTCGCTTTCTGGCCCTTGGGAACTTTGATGCCGACCAACTTTCTAGCAGATATGGCTGCGAGATATTGAGGTTGTAAGCCAAAGATCTTATAACATTGCCAAGAAACTATACCATTGATCTTTGATAAAAGCGAAAGCGTTTGTGCTGATGAGAACCCTGAACGAAATGATTGAAGCGATTGCTCTACGTAAACTTTGCTTATATGAAAACGATGTGAGATATAATCAAGTTTCTTCTCAATCATTTCGGCTTTCTTAAAGAAGTTCTTTTCTTTGCGCATATCAACATGATCGCAGTAAAGAATGTCGCCAGTTTCGGGGTCCAATATTGTTAAGCCAGTAATACTGGTTGAGATGTCAAGTCCTAAAATCATATCCGAATAATATCAGATGTCAAGCTTGATCTTAAATGTGAAATCTCGCTCTACAGTTTTCTTTACTGGTGTTGCGACCTTAGCAATGCCGATAAGGTTTTTGTCTTCATCGTAGATACCGATCTTTGAGATGTATGTTGTTTTCTCGAATGATCCGGTTGGGTCAGCGTAAGCGGAGCTAACGACGTTTTTAACTTTTCTTGTCGCCAATTCCAAATAAGCTTGAGAACTTGTGGCCGCGTAGTTGCCTGCTCCGTACTCTAAATACGTTGGGTTGTTTGAATGGTTCAGATCACCCTTCTGTGCTGTCGCAAACATAGTTAGTGTTTGGGTGTAGGATGTGCCACTCAGCTGCATGATATAAGATGAACTCGGAGCTGTGATAGACCCAGAAATTGATTGAGCAAAATATACCCACTTCGGATTATCGTTCCCTGGTAGGTAAGCATCACTGCTTCCGTTTAAGTTTTCTGAACCTGTTAAGATCAGTATTCCCTCAGAATATAAAGCCAGCCCTATAGCGCTGCCTGAGCCCACACCATATGTAGAATACAGAACTCCATCTCTGTTTGTGTCCTGTGCTCTTCCGATCAAGGTCCCGGTGAAGTAATATTCAAGGTTAATTGATCCTTTCTTAATCTGCGAACCATAAAATACAGTCGGTATATTTACTAATCCAACTTCTGCTGTATCGAGATCTCTTTGGTACAAAGAAGAGGAATAAGCAAAGTGCGGATTTACATAATTGTAGTGATTGATGGTGTTTTTGAGAGCACGAAGATGAGAAACGTAACCATCCGTTAACGTTGAGACCGTTCCTATTCTAGGCGTTGCAGTATCGTAATATTCTTTTGCTATACTTGATGTGTAGGGGTAAGAGCTTGCCAGAACATCGCCATAGGATGCCGAATTAAAAGAAGGTTCTGTAGATGTTCTAAAATCTATTCTTGTGCCATTCTTGACCACAAAAGGAAAAATTAAGCCATTGTCATTGACTTGCCCAATGGATCTCCCCGTAGAAGAAGAAACTCTATCAATGTTTAATTCGTATAACGATACATTTCCGGCATCTGTTAACCTGATGGGATTAGCAAATGCACCGGATATGTTAGGGGTGTTATTGTAATACGCAGAGCCAGAGTAAACTACAAATTTAACGCTTGGATAAGTCTTTAAAGTATTTTTGAATACTTCATTTCGTTTAAACTTGTAGTAAGGCATAACATAACCGTTTAACCACTTTAGTAATCAAGTCTTACTCTGATTGTAAACTCGGTGCTTGGATCTTTCTTGAGAGGCTCGGACAACTTCGCGACCGCAAGCAACTCGTTGTCTGGCGAGTAAAGACCAACCGAAGTCACATAAGATACTGGAAGATCCTGTGAGTTTGTCTTAACAACCATCTTACTTGATGAAAGATAAGTTTGGTTTGCAGAGTAATTGAAATCAGTGTTGTTCGCTCTGCAGAAGTAAACTGTGGAGTTTAGTTCGGTTGTATTGTTGAAAGACACATTCTGAACTCTATGGCGAATACCATCAGCGTTACCAGAGATTGCGGTGCCGCTCAAGAACTGATCGATTCCACTTGGGTTTGCTGTACTCATGCTTACCGGAGTTGTTAATAGTGAACTAAATACAGAAGCTGTCACTACAGCTATGCCTGCTTGGTAGTAAAGCAAGCCAGCCGGTACTCTACCAGAACCGTCTACTGCAGAGGCTGTCAACGCAGAGCCAGTAGCATATAGGATACCATATTCGCCTGCAGGGGAATTTACTTTGTAACCGTTCGAGCCACTGGAGTCAACCAAGTCGATCGTTGTTCCGCCACCAAACGGAGTGCCATAGGCACCGCTGACACCCAATGTTAGTGTAAACGAACCTTTCTTGATCTCGTCCTTAACAAGAAGTCTTGTAAAGTTAAAGAAATAAGCTTCATTTATCTTTGTTCCGCCAGACAAATCACCGTCTTCATCAAAGCGACGGACGGCGCCGTTCTCATCAAATCCAACTAGAACCTGTGCCATCTGATTGTAGATATTAATCTTTTTAGCATTCTGCGTAGATGTGGCGCCGGAAAGACCAGAGACTGCGGCATAACCACAAGTTAAATCAATAATGTGGTTTGCTGAAGAGCTTAAGTAAGGATAATCGTAAACCGACTGGAACATACCATGAGCGAAGTTTTTGATGTTTCCATCTGCATAAGTGCCTGATAGTATAGATCCAGTGATTGGAATCGCTTCATGGAGGAGGTTCCTCGTAACAACGGAATCTCTTGATGATTCTAATTCTTTAAATGAAGTTGCCATTATAATATCCTTTTATTAACTAGTCTTCTTAACAAATCTTACTGGAACATCCAGAGTGTAGCCCGTAGAAACACCCGAGATTCTTACTGTTGAATCAATAAATCTGTAGTTTGCAGCCAGCAAAGTATTGGTGCCACTAGTGATGTTAGAGGTTCCGGCAGAACCTAACTGATTGAATAAGAATGTACTTGTTCTTAAGTCTAATGATGCCGCAATCTTAAATTGAACTCTAGTTCCTAGAGGTCCGTTTATGGATGATGCTGCGCCGGCGCCCGGAGAACTGATGATTCCCGTATCATCGTTTGAAGAAAAGATGTAAGTTGCGATGTTATCATCATCTATAGAAGAAGGCTGAATTCTGGCGTTCTGCCCTTCAGTCTGACTGCCTCTACTTCGTAGTTGTCCAAGTCGGTTGTCGATCTGAACAAAATATTGTGTCTCTACAAGAGTGGAGTCAATATCTGCTAGCGTCTGCTGATTGCTTACCTCTGTCGTATCCAGTCCCTGGTCCGCTGCTACGTAACGGGCGCCTTGGGTTGGCTCATAGCCATTTAAGATACCATTAGCTAGAGAGGAACCGTTTGTTGGAGTTAAAGCGTCAACCGTGGTTTCATCAACCAAAACAACATAAGAGTTTAGTCCGGACAAGAAAGGCTGTAGATCTGTGTTGGTCAATATAACCGGCAAGTAAAGAAGGTCACTTCTAGAATAAGAAAGCAATCGGGACTTCATGCTTGACATGTTATTGGTGAATGATTCCAAAACAGGAGTTTGTAGAATGTTTAGATCGTAGTAAGATGAGCCACTTGGATGGTTTTTATCGTATAGACCGTAATCTATCTCATCATCTCCTAAAGCAAACTTTGTAATTTTAAATCTGCCATTTCCTTCTGCTAGGCGCTTTCTACCTAAATCGGTTAAAACAGCGTCTAAAATAATATCACCTGAATTGTCTAAGAATCCCATACTATTGTCCTCTTCATATAAATAGTGTTAAAATTTGTTATTAACTTGGATTTGTAACCCCTGAATTTTTGAAGGTAATATTTAAATCCATTTTCCTGCCGGTCTTTTTGCTTGTAACTCTAATTTTAAACTTTTCCTGCCAGCATTTACTTTCAGCAACTCCCAACAAACTGTCCTGCGGTATTTCGTCTAAATCTGATGGAGCCGGTATTGTTGTGTTTGGATCCAAAGCAACTTGTTGGAAACTTGGCTCTATGTAAATAAATCTTCTGCCCTGCTTGATGTAAGTTGGCTTTTCCTGTTTAAAAGTAAATACCTGCTGTCTTAAATAGATTTGACCTTCGTTATTAAACATCTCTATCTCAAAAATATAAGTTGGGTTAGAGATATTCCCATGAACGTCTACAGATCTAGCGCAGTAATAATACTTTCTATTTGGAATAATGATATCTTCAAAATAGCCTGGAGTGCCAACATCTGGGTCTATCTCGACAAAGTTGTTATTAAAGTCCTCGTAAGAAGTTGGTTCAGCATTGATTCTAAATAACTGATATTTGTCGACCGGATCATCGGATGTATATCTAATTTTAGATCCCGACGATCTTATTTCTTCGTATGTCTTATCGATGCCTGTTTGTCCAGAATATTCCTCTTCAATAAACTGTTTATCAGAGTCTAGGATGGCAATCGGCTTATCCATGTAGTCTCCGGTGCTAGAATTCAAGAGCACCTTTACTCTCGTATCCACGCCCTTCAGGGGGTAAAAAGAGAGTTCTGGGGACACAGGTGGCTTATCAATGACTGAAGCTTGAATTCCCTCAAAAGAATAGGGAACCAGCAAAGCCTTTATAGACAAATCGTTTTTGTAATCAGCGACAACCCCACCATTAAGGATCGCGAATTCACCGCCCAAACCTTGGTATACTTTCACATTGTCGAACTCATAGCGGTTTCCAAATACGAGAACGACTTTCTTAAAATCATAACGATACTTTTGATTATATTTTACTTGCGAATCATAATAGACCGTATCTAGTGGTGCTGATGGCGTAAGTTTTGGAGATATGTAAAAGGTTTGAACTTTCTCTTCTGTGTTGCCGGTTACTCTATATTTTTCTATAACATAAAGCAATGTCTCTGTATGGCACGGGTCTCCGCTATAAACCTGCTCTAATGTCCTTTTAAACTTTGAAAGATCGCCAGCACCATAATCGACCGATGCCTCAACCGCTGAAAGCGGATCTAAATCAAGTTCAGTTTTTCCAAAGTAATCTCTTAAATATTTAACGTTTGGAAGTGTGTTGTCTTCAACATCGCTGGCAATGACGGGCGGAAGCGTATAAATGGTCGGGCCTGACGGGTTTAGCAGAAGTCCTAAATCAAACAATATTGGATAGTTTCTTTCTTGTGAATTAAGAGATACGTTGGGTTGTGAAACTAATCTTGTTACTTCCTTTGTGAAAAATTGAGGTCCAGAGTTACTGTCAAAATTCACATTTGAAATTGCTCTAACACATATAGCTTGCAGAATATCGACAAAATCTTTAGTTAGAGGGTCATTAATCAAAGTCTGTAGATATGAATCTGGCTCAGGTCCCGGCTGGACCGATTCGGCTTCGTAACCAATGGTTATCTTATTATAAAATGGTATCGTTTCTGTCGCGATAGAATCTTCATTTAAAACTGCGAGATCTGAATGCAAGACTGCCAAGTCCCCATTATTTGATTTCATAAGATCGAGCGTGGTTGTATCTCCACCCAGGTTAAGAATGTTATCGGAATACCTGTTGTAGTAGCTATCATTGTCAATTTCACTATTTGTATCAGCGCTAAACCATTGCACATTGTTATTAACAGTCAAGGCTACATTGTGGTATTGATTTAGATAGGTAGAAGAGGTGTTTCGCAATTCTAGTTGCAAATAATAGGAATTTGGAATCAAATACTCTTCAACACTTGGATCCGCAATCACGTCTTCGTAATCCGGATTTGAAGCAACATAAAAATTATAAACCGGTTCAATATCGGTTGTCATGCCCGAGTCTTGTCTGATTGATCGATCAGAAGAAATCAAGTAATGCAAAGAGGTATGATCAAATTTGCCTTTCTTAATAAAATTGTCATCGTTTAGAAGACCGGGCCATGTTGTTTGAGCGCCTGTTATGAGATCAGCTATTGTTGCAGAGCCCTGAACATACTGAACAAAATTATTTTCGAACCAGCTTGAACCTTCTCGTGGGGCGCCATATGAATCCCACCCCTCTTCGGACAAAACAAAAGTTAACTGTCCCTGTGCCTCATCGAAATTAACATTTTGAAATATAATATTTGTATTATCGTTCCCGCCAGCTAACTGCCTGGGCAACTTACCAGTTCGTGCTGTTCCATTCTCATTTCGATCAAAGGCGCCAATACTAGGGTCGCGACCATCTCTTAGTTCCTGCAGGGTAACAGAATAATTTATTAACGTTTCGCCCAGTAGCCCTCTATATTGTGTGTAGTAGCTTCCTAATGCTCCTCTTAAGGGGTCGTCCGTGCCCCAATTTTCCCTAACCATTGGATGGAATGTAAACGGACTAATACCATCAACTATGGCATTGTTCGGTGTATAAGGCTCCACGCCACGGTCTCTAATACCAATTTGAGAGGCGTCTACAATTAGAAGTTGGTTTTTAAAGTTCTTATTTTGTGTAATAGCCATATCTTAATAGCCCGTGCTTGATGGAGTTGTCGTTGTTATATTAAATAGCGCTGTATTCAAATTGTTAGTTTCTAAAGCCTGTTGCGTTGTGGTCTGAGAACTCACCATACTCATTGGCAAACTCTTGGAATATAAAATATTAACATTATTCAAATCACCCGAAATAGCTGATTCTCTAATGTTTTGCTTTGTTGATCGAACCAAATCGTTTATTTTTATCAATGGTGCGCCGCTTCTTACTTCAGGACTACCCAAAACAAATAAACTAGACATTGGTTCAACGTCTAAAATATCATTTGTTCCTATGGCATCAGAAACTTTAACAAGTTTGCAAACCAAGGCTTGTGATCTTTGTTGAACATCGTTGTATTTCTGCTCTGTAAGAAGCTTCCAATTTTGCTTTCCCACTCCATTTAAAGAGTCGTAAGAATCCAAGTAGTGTACTCGTGCGACAGAATTGAAGTTTATTGCTTTAGTAGCAGCGGTTGAAGTTTCCAAGAAATCGCTCTGCTCATTTAACTTTTGAGATGCCGGGGAGCCTTCAAGCATTTCTTTGTTTGTAATCACGGTTGGCTCGTTGAATAGCGTGATTGTGTTATCAATTATCTTGCTGGCCAAAGAACTGTTAAAAATAGAACTTATTTTTTCAAACTCTATATTGCCTTGCTTGGAGCCAGACACAGCCTCACTAGGCTTCGTTTCATATACAAATTCAGATGTGGCCGATAAATACTCTTCCGAATCAAGAGTTCTGTAAAGTCTTTTTCTTCTCGCCAGATTATCTTTCAATGAGATTTGATTTTTTCTAAATCCCACGCCAAGAGAGCTAAAAATATCTCTTTTTTGGTTTTCGTTTGTCAAGCTCTTATTGACTTCAAAACTTTTTCTGTTGCTAACCTTATTAGAAACAATTGATAAAACGCTATCGTTAGCGATTGACGAGCTAGCAGCACTCACCATCATAGGATTTGGAGTCATATTCAATGTTGCAGGAGACAAAAATCCATAAGGGTTAAGTGTAGCAATTTGAGTATTAACAATTTCATACTTAGATACTTCAGTGGATGCTCTCTCGCCGTAAGCGCCAAATGAAATACTTGGAACCACCTTTGCACTTTCGCCTATTGTCTGATCAACATAATCAAAACCGTAGTTTTTTGTGCCCACAAATTGATATATTTCCTTAAATTCTTTCATGGCTCTAAGGAGTCTATCTTTCTTTGAGCGATATATCTTGGAGTCATTTTTGATCTTTGATTCGGACGGAGTATACTGCGCCACTATGTCCTCCAGTTTGGAGACATAATCTCTCATAATAGATAGAAATAGATACTTATCTGAGTCGTAGTTTGGGTTGAACTGGTTTATGAGAGATAGTAAGTTTTTTCTCCAGAACAAAGTTGAAAATGTAGAAAACGGTAAATTACCAAATATGCTTCTCACAGAAGCAAGATAATCAACAATTATGTCATCATAAACATCTGGATCATCAGCAATCTGCTTTACATCGCTGATCATTTTAAGGTTTCGCTTAAGAGGATTTATGGAGTCTATTACTAGTTTGTCCGTGTTATCGTCCAAAATAATCTCTACCTCATATTCAGCTTGACCTGAATTAATTTCTTCAGTTGTCTCATCTAGGAAGAATATTTCATAATACTCTGCCTGATTCTCATTGATATTTCGAACTATTTGACAATTGGAATTTAAACTTGCCACTTTTTTAAAGGGATTAGCTTCTTTTAAGCCACACAACTCACTTGTGCCGGGTGTTAATGAATTACCTCTCGCATCTCTACCAACTATTCTCTGGTAAATGATAATATCTTTTATGGATACCGACGCCAACAAAGAAGTTCGATTTTGTATTAGCCCGCCAAGTTTAGAATTGTTTTTAGTAAAATTAAATAAATTAAACGTAAAAGATCCATTTATTGCACCGGACTTGCCTCTTGATAGAGTTAGCGGAGAAAAATAAGACTCTTGCACCGTTGTGAAATCAAAATTCAGTCCTCGTGCTGCCTGAACAACTCTTAAATCTTTCAACCTTACGTTTAATACGCCAGTCCTAGACAAGTTAGGATGCTGCTGTGCTACGTGAGTGTTGCCGGCCATAATTTGATCGTTTTGGATGTGAGCAGAGCCGGGCCACACAGAATTTATTGAACCATACGACTGAATGGTTTCTGCCAGGGAGTACACGTCAGCAGTAACAGGGCTCAAACTATTGTTTAGTATTGTTTCCTTGATAATGTTTCCAATAACAAAGTTGTTTGATCTTTCAATAAAAATGCATGCCAAGACATACAAATTTGTAGTTTGCTCTAATTTGAACTCCTTTTGGTGAAAAAAGTTATAAATCTTTCTGCCGCCCTCGGCGTCTGCTTTGTATTTGAAGTCTTTTTTGCCAACGTTGAAAAAGTATTTGTTTTTCGGGTTTCGCTTTATCGTTTCTATCAATGCGGGCAGATCGGAAGCTATGGCATCTATTTCTGACTTATCCGAAGAGAAATAAATAAAATTACCAAAAGCCATTTCTCTCTGCTTTTTGCCAGTTTTTACGATTTTCTCATTAGATAACCCAACAGTGAGCAGATAATCATTTTCTTTATTGATATCAAAACGAATATCTTGAATTGTGAGAAATGGAAGCCCTCTCTGATAAGGTCCAAGTGAAACAGTCATTAGCAAGGCTCCTCATTTTCTGTAGAGTATAGATCTCTATTAAGTTTGATTCTGCTGGCATTCGTAGAGACAGCATTATCGTTAATATCTAGTTCTCTGATAACCTCTTGTGGAATTTCGTTATCCACCAAAACATTCATCCAATATTCAATGTTACCCTCTGTGGGTGCAATGAATTCGGTATCGCTCTGCGGGGTAGAGCTTAATTGAACATACTGCCCATCGGAACCAGATAGAAAAACTTCAATTTCAAAGTTTTCTTTTTCAAAAGGCGTATTACTCTCTAAAAGCTCTATCATTAAATAATTTTCTTTCAAAGCTAAAAAGAAGTTACCCGGAGGGTCACCGAGATATCCAGTAATAGAATCAGATGTTATCTCTCCCTGCTTGAAAAATGTCTCGTAATCAATTGTTATATTGATTTGTGGGATGGGCTGTATAAAATCATCTTCGTTTAGAAATCTCTGCCCCAAAGATAAGGTAGGGTTAGAAAGTATTTCCATCTGCCAAGCAGGGGCATTTTGTGTGCTATAAGACGAACGACCGAGCGGGTATGCGTCTAACTTACCTTTATCTCCATAAGTTTGTTCTTGAAAGATCTCAACGTTATTGGCTGGGTCTGATGTGTGCCCGCCAATCACGGCATTGAAAGAAGAAGAAACATTATCAACAAATCTATTGACTCTTGTTTCGGCGCCCTCTCTGGTCGGGATAATCTTTATCTTTGGAGTGTCGCTTTGAATTCTGGATTCAGCGAGGTTCTGATCCTCGGTGTATCCAGAGCCACTTACATCATACAGAATATCATCATCAAAGAAGGCATAAAAGGCTGGGTTAAATTGACCGGCAGCTAACTTATCTCTTCCATAGTTTGTAAGCACAACTTCCAAGACTTCTTCTTTTTTGTTAAAGAATTCCATTATTCGAGATCCCCGATATCAGGCGTTATTGTATTGTCCGGCAATACATCGCTAGATGCGTACTGCACTGTTTCGTCAATCTTAACTAGTTCTACGAGCGAGAAGTAATCGTATGGCCAGTTGTAAGAGTATGCCCCTACAGTGTCTGGGAAAGCACTTGTATCCTCTGTGACTAGAGACCTTCTGTACTTCTCGAAAGATTTCTTGGCGCGTTTCTTGACCTTGAATACCATCCACTGAATATCTTCTGAGTTGTTGATTAATAGGTCAAGAACTTGCTTGTCGTCTACAATGACTTCTTTTTGCTCAAACTTTTCATTGATATCGGGTGGTAAGTTCTGCCACATATCAGCAATGTCCTGTTGTGTAACCTTTGCAGAGAACTCGAATGTATACATCAGAATTGGATCTACCGTGTCGTTTATTACGAAGTCAAACTTTGGCGGGTACACATACTTCTCAAGACTTCTCTTAATGTTGTCGTATTCCGAATTGTTTTTGTTAATACCAAAGAACTTTCTTCTGTTATTGACAGTCTTGAATGGAACTGCAACAACTGCCTCTTCAAGAAGATTCTGCTTCTTCACGGAACCAACTCTGAATATTGCATTTGTAGGCATCCCAACTACGTCTGCTAGTGATTCTCCGCTAGCATCTTCAATAGTTACAAAGAATCCAGCATCTGATGCTGTTGGAACAGAGCCATATTGATGCCATAGTCCTCTCAAAGAAATCTTATCGGCACTACTTGTTCCAGCGCTCACTGTCGTTGCTGGTGGAGTCGTAAAGTCAACGCCAGCAAGATTTAGAACAGGAGTTTCAAACTTAGATTGAATTAGCCATCTCTTCTTTTGTGTAACAGTATTATCTGGAACATCTGTGTAGAAATCCAAAAGATTAAAGCAACTATCCATTTGCATTCTTGGGTCGTGATCTGGCACTGACGCTGTAGAAACGACATAGTCGACTGTTTGATCTCTAGAGAAACTTAATGTTGTGTTTGCAAATATTTGATCTAACGAAGGCTGACCATTTTCAGATGCTGTATATGTAAACGTGACCTCGCCCCTTCCGGCATACGCAGGGCTTGTTAGATGTGTGAAACTACCCGAGCGAGCGTTGCCGGTGCCTCGTGGACCTGATGCTAGAGGCCAACCAAATGCAGAAACTCTTGTATACATATCAAACTTAGCTCTATCGACTTCTGGATCAGCAGCAGCAGACCCGGTGGTAAGAGGGCGATAAAACTTCATTCTCATTTGATACACGTTGCCACTTACGACGGAAGCAAACTCGTCTTCTCTTCTAGATTTTATTGAAGTTAATCTATCATTGAAGAACTCAACTGTTTCGCACAAGAAGTTATCGATGGCAAGCTCATAAAGCTTTGTACCTCTCAAATCCGGCGTTAAAGGTCCATCGTTTGGATTGATGCTTGGATGTCCTGCTTGCGATGGAAGCTGGTAGAATTTATCATACAAGAGACCGCCAGTGATATACTCTGTGTTGAAGTATGCAGATGGCTTATACAGTGCCTCGAAAGGAAGTTTTTGTGGCGTGTAGCCCAATGAATCAACCGAGGAAGTTGTTACGTTTAAGAGTTTTTTGAATACTATGTTTCCTTCAGGCAATTCTGTAACACTGCCGGTCTCATATACCGGGCTTAGAGTCGGATTTGAAGAAGTATTCGTCAAAACCCAGTTGCCAACAGCGATTCCAGATTTGATCGTGTTATACATAATTCCCGGGGCAAAAAGTGGTTGGCTTATTATTCTAGAAGCCAATGTGTAATTGTTTGTTTCTGCATTCAACTTATCCGTAAAGTACGATTGTGAAAGTAACGTTGCCAACTCTAGAGTACGCTCAGCAGGATAGAATCCCTTGTATGGTAGGAACTTAAGAAGTGCGTTACAACGAAGTGATACTTTATCTCTTTGGATTTTAAGATCTCCCGAACGCTGGCCATTAAGGTCCTCGTCAACAACGGAGAAGTATTTCAAGAAATCAGAGGTTGAGTAAGTTTTGTAAAAATCTGTCTGAGAGCTGTCACTGATTGCTGCACCAGTTAGATTAAAGACATTATCAATATCAGCTAAGAAATCGCCTCCATTATCTTCTACATATGTTTCTATAAGTTCGCTTATTCTAAACTCCGGAACGATAGAGTGGTCTTTACCTACCAGAGCAATCTTTTCAGCATATGTAGAATAACTTTCATATGGTTTCTTGCCTGATTGTATGCCAGCTTCCCATAGAGCATCGCCAGCATAAACCGGTATTGAGGAAGTTGTGCCAGCAAAGACACGTAGTGCATAAGCTGCACCTACGTTGATTCTCGATGCTCCAGCAACACTACCTGAGTAAGAAGTGTAGAAGTTCATTAGCTCACCAGCACCATCATCGATTCTGACTGATGAAGTGGAGGCAAAGTTTAGGTGCCCATCAAGGGGCCATGTAGAAGCAGTGCCGAATCTTAGTCCCTGAGAGTTGGGGTTGCCTCCGTATGTTACAGAGCGTTTTGTTCTATCATCGTCCCAGATATTTGTGATCGAGTAGTTAGTTCTTCTACGAACTGTATTAGAAAACGTATTAATATCTGATGGATATAAGTTTTCTGTGTATAGGATCGCCACACTCATGCTACTGCTTAATGTGTAGTCAAGTATGGAGCGATAAGATTTAAGCCTATCTACGTTGGATTTCAATCCATAGAAGTTGTTTAATTCGTTGTGCGAGAAGTAATCAATTTCGTTTCTGAATGGGACAGAAACCTCAATGTTATTTTTGGTCTCCGATTCTTCTGTGTTATCCTCAAAGATAAATGTAATTGGAGAAGAATTCTTTGAATAAGGAGCCTCAAAGAAATCAACAAAAGAATTTGGTCGTTTAGGAATTACCGCTCCATTGTCGTTTATCAATCTCTTTGGCGGAATAGCGTAACCAATCTTATTCGTTTCTCTTAACTTTCTCGCGATCTTGGTCTCGCCAGTGCGGATTTGTTTCCAAGTTGGGTATCCGTATGGACCATTGCGGTTTGTATTGAGAACATTTAGATAATCTTCATCATTATCAAATGCTGGTGATTCCCAGTAGTCTGCATTGATGTAAGAGGAAATAGCGTTTGCTGATAGCGGGAATCCTACAATGTGAGAAGACGCTGTAACAGGATCTATCAACGCAGTTGTTAAGCCTACGAATGTTGTATCTTCATAAGTGCCTGAAACAATAAGTTGACTTAAAACACTTGCGCTAAAGCAAGATGGTCTATCGTTGCCGTAAATAATCTGACCCTCAGCCAACGATGCAGTCACCCAAGAGTATTGCTGTGTGGAGCGCGGGATAGCGTGCTGAATGAAGAGATTATCGTATACGGACGCCGTGATGTATGTTGTTCCAGACAACTCTATTCTGCGGCGCCGGTTTCTGTTTGTCTTGTGCCAAGATGGTGTTGTAACGTATGTTAGCTCTGGAACAGAACCATACGCTGCATCAGAACCAAACGGTCCAGCGTGGAGTGAGGTTCTTTGGTTAAGACCACGATTCTTATTAATCTGGTCTACTACTGCAATTGTATTAGCCTCTACAGGATCCAAAGAGGCAGATTCCTGCTGTCCTCTGGTGATTACACCAAGATTGCGATATGGTGAAGCATTGTAAACTGAAAGTTCTTCGTGCGCTGGATCTCTATATCCGCGTGACAAAACCTCATATGAACCAGGGGACGAGAACAAATTGACAAATACAGTTTCGTTAGAGTTCGCGCCGGAGCGGTCTGGCAGTTCATAATCTAAATCACCCCCAACGTTTTCCGTAGAAGAGGTAAGAGGTAGTCTGCCTCTTGTAGCAAGTGTTTCCGGGTTTGGAGCGAAACTGAATGTTTGCTCACGGAAAAATAGATCATTTGCAGTTCTGCCAGTAGTCTGAACAACTTGATAGTTCTTTTGATAGTTGCCGATTTGGTTATGAACAACTGTCCCTGAAAGGCGCGTTCCAACCGAAGCTGTGGTCATCAAAATGTTCTTGATGTTCACAGGACGCTTTGCTGTTTCGTCGCGGAAGCGCTGTGCCGTAGGAAGCGCTGGGAGCCATCCTAAAGGCGCGGAGCCAGCCGGTGAGTCAAGGAACGGATAATTTGGCGGAACCACTCCCAGGGCACCAGAGGCGCCAGCAGGGATATTAGAGCTACTTGGGTTAAGACCAAGAGCTAGGCGGAAACCTTCTGCTCTTGACTCTCTTGTATCATTACCGTCATTGATTTCTGTATGTCGGTAGTATCTGCCGCCAACAAACTTCTCTGTGAACGGACCCTGTGCAGGAATTACTGTATCAAAAACTAAATCGTGGTGAAGGTTGGTAACCATCGTTCCGGATTTGTAGTTCTGTACAACCTTGCTGTTATACCCTGTTGTTACAGATGAGCTATAAAGGCTAAATGGACCATAGCTTTTACCATAGTAGTTTAGATCTTCTGACTCAGACTTGTTTATAGAGGGGTTGATCCCGTAAGAAAGTTTCGTTTTTCCTCTAGGGTTTCTAATATCTGTGGTGTTTAAGAGTTCTTCGACATCAATATCGAATGACAACATAATGTTTTTAGGAATATTTGTTGCCGCGATTGTAGGACCGTAAGGCTGCGTTGCTTGGAAAACAAAATTAGGATCATAATTTGAATTCTTTGTTACGCCGTCGTAGGGGAAAGAATAATTTGTCTTAAGTTTGGCAGTAGATTTAGTATATCTGTTATACGTTGACTTTACTACTTCAAAAATACCCTCTCTATCACCAGTCTTTTCTCTTCTGTATTTTTGCCATGGTCTGTTTTCAGTATCAGAGCCATCCGTAGGAGGAGCCTCATAAGGGCCCAATTCTATTTCTGAACTAGCGTTAGTGTCACCACCATAGTTGGATCCCCCGGGCACTTCAGGACCGCCAGGAATTGTCTCTTCAGAAGGCGGAATGGGGGGTATCACAGTTCCCTCTATATCAGTCGCCCCGACGCGCTCCAAGAATGGGAAGATATTTCTATATTTTGGTCTCTCTAGGACGTGATTCTCAATAACTGTTTTTACGTTGTCGGAGAAGTCAGCAGAAGCTGGTACCAATTGCCCCAACATAAGTGATAAGGAAGAATCAAACCACTTGTAGAACTCGTAGAACTTATCGAAATCTAGTTCGTCATTGCCGACCTTCTCAAAGAATTTCTGGCGCATGAACTTCATTTGTTTGTATTCAGGTCGCCAGCGTTCTACAGGATCACCTATAAGGTTGTGTAGATCCTTTAAGGTAGCAAAATAATTGATCATCTCTTCTGAGATGGTCTGATACATACTCTTCTCGAACGCAAAGAAGTAATTTATTGGGCGTGTCTCGGTCGTAAATACATCTTGATCTTCCGTGGACAAAACCCTAACCATATCTTCTGCTTGGATATTTTCGGGAAGATTCAACTTTGAAGAAACAACAAAATCTTTATCAATGGCATTTGTAGAAGATGCTTGGAAGAAGTCTCCTCTAGCAGTGTACTGCTTGTTTAGGATGTTTCCTAGATCTCCAAATCTTGTTAATGCAGCAGAACCAGAGCTTATATCATCAACAACAAACTGTCCGCTAGCGTTGGAGCCTGTATTGTTCAAAAACTCCCAGTTAAACACTAGGGTGTCAAGTTTTGTTATATCTCCGTAAGACGCAGTTGTATCAAATGGGTAAGCATAAAGATGCGGCTGTGCAGCGCCATGATTTTCAGTATCAAGTAAGTGTCCTGTTAAGGCTCCATCTTCAATGTAATCTAGCCAGTAACGACAAGCATTTACCTTAACGTCTGATGTCTGAAGCAAGGTGCCCGTAAAGTTAGTTCTGTGCGCGCCAACAAATACTCTCTTGCTGCCAGTCACAAAGCCAGCGGGAGGGTTCGTTATGGTGCCAGATACTGTGAACTCCTGCAGAACCTCCCCAGCTTCTACTTGGACACCGTGAAGCTCAACGATGTAGTCAGAGTCTGTGCCTGTTACGAGTCCCTTTAATGGAAATTGTTCTGGCTTAATTCGTACCGCCAAATTCCATCTGGTGTTATCGTATACTTCCTCATACAAGGATGAAGAAATTTCTGGCATATAGCCGCCAGCAGTGCCGGTCAAAACAAACTTAACATTTGCTGATCTTAATTCATCTCTGACGGCAAAAACTTGGAAGTTTACCGCATCCGAGGAAGCCCAAGTTGTATCGGTTCCCGAATCTACTGTGCCGTGGACACCGAATAAAGATGCGCTAATTGTATTTGTATCAACATAAACAACAGAGGTTTCATCTAACTTTTTGGGGAATAGAATCTCAGCTTCTAGCGTTGTAGCATAGCCATCTGTTAGACCAGAACTTGATGTGATAAAACCAACAGAATTAGCGTTTGATGCGTCAGTGTAGTTGTAAACTACAGCACTCTGCCCTGTAGCTGTATTAAAGTTGGCAAACTTATCACCAACAATAATATTTCTTCTATTGTTCCTCATCTCATATTCAACGTTATTTGCATAAATGTTGAATTTGACTAATTCATCGTCAATACCAAAACAGCGGATAAGGTTTCTAAATGCTTTTTCTGTTCCCTTTGACTTATAAATGTAGTTAAGGTTATTGTAGATGTTCTGGTAAATAATATTTTTAATATCGTGAAGGGACTTTTCATAAACCCTATCTTCACTTCTATCAGCTAGCTTCTCTAAAACATCAGCATCTAGGAATATCTCTGGTGCCACAAACCCATAAGAAGAAAGAAGTTTCTCTGCAAATGGAAGCGGCTTATCGCTACCACTAGGGTATTGGATATCCTTTAGGTGGTTTAGGCTGTCGATTTGTAGATGCAGAGTATCAAAGTAGCTTGAAATAATCTGTGTTAGATACTTAACATTACTTGTGCCCTCTGTGTCTTCCTCCGTGATCCAAGAAGGTATAGAGTTGTAGATAGAAGCGTTGTTGTTAACATCGTGCGCAGAACCAGAAGTTTCCAGATCCGACGATAACGACACAACGTCCGGATGGAAAGAATAAATAATTGGATCTCGGAATTCGCTTATGGCTGCATTTGATAAGACAATAGCTGATCCTGTGTTTCTTGAGTTGGATGTGTATCCAGTCCACGAACCGTTAGAGAAGCGACCAGAGTAATCTAAAACAGTGCTATCTGTTGATGTTCTGCCTGTGATGCCTTCGTTAAACTTGAAGTAAACACCCAGATCTACGTTTGCAGATTCTTCTGTTGTTGTAAACGGGGTTGGGTCTGTATTTACACCACCGCCTACTTGCGTAAACCAAAAGCGTCCGATTTCTTTAGAAGATCTTTGTGTCTTCCAGTATCTTAATTCGTCAAGAGAACCAGAGAGCTTACCTGCACCAGCAGAGGCAGAAGAGCCAGAAGGTGCAGCAATGAGAGCACCAACATAAGCTCTTAAAGCAGAGCTGTCCGTATCATTGATGCCAGTAGTCCCCAAAGTTGATTCGTTATTTAGATTTCCATCAACATAAAATCTTGTTGTGACGCCCGCAGAGGCTGACCTAACCGATACTGCATAATGGTGCCAGTTACCATCAGCTACTGAAGCAGTGGTAAAAGTAGAAGCGGCGATGCTTTGCTGTGAAAAACCAGTGGTACCGGAAAGAACCGTCAGTAGGAAAGGATCAGATCCATCAGCCGCACCTGTTAGTTCCAACCTAAAGCGAAGGTAAGTAGCAGAAGAAGATAGCTCTCCATTCCAAAGATCAAAAATAACCTCTTTTTCTGTTAAGCCCGTAATGAACGTAGACTTGTTAAGCCAGAACTCTAATGAAGCACCTTGAGATGCCAAATCAAATTCTAAATTTGAGCCTCTGTTTTTATCTGGTTCGTAGTAGTTTGAGCCTGTAAACTTTGTAGATTTTGGCGAATTACCGTTTGGATTAGGATTAGGTCCACCTTTTACATAAATGTATTCTAAATCACCAGAAAGTCCGTAGCCGTCTGAGCTAGTTGTTTGAGTCCCCCACCCATCAGCAGAGAAAATCGCATAACCGTTTGTTCTTGGGTAAAGATTATCAAAGATATGTAAATCAATGTAAGTTGATTCATTACGCCATTCTAACTTTTCCCTTAACGATCCATCATAAGGATATTCGTTGTAAATTCTTTTAATTGATTGATCATAGTATTCTACAGCCGAACCATAACGAGCAAAATTAGCCGGGTCAGAAAAGTCTACTCTTGGAATAAACCTTTCTTCTTCTATAATATCTTGTTCGTGGTATGCGACAGACTCTACTTGAGAGCCTATTTCATCTGCTGTCTTACCGGAGAGCGCCTTGATGTTCTCCGTAATTTCAAAATACTTTTTAAGACTCATACTTTAATTATTCTTCAACTCTAAATTTGAACGTCTGAGTTTGTTCTTGCCAGTCGCCAATACTGTCGTTGTAATAAGACAATCTTATCTCATACATATAATCTGGCTCTAGAAGCGACATGTCCAAGTCAAAGAAGTTACCTTCTTTATCATATGACAAATAAGTGCTCAAATCCGACCCAGTACCATATGGGATAGCTGCCAAGTTATCCGTGACACGATAAATGCTGTATGAAGCACTCTCGATAATATCAGTTGGATTGTTTGCTGTTGCGACTGTGTAGATGGTAGGGGACCAATCTCTGTCGCGGACAAAGAATCTAAATCTTGCCGTATCTTTTGTGGAATACTTTTTTTTAAGATTCTTGCAGGATGTAATTCTGTTAAATGTCGGAGCGCTGTCATAAGTCGGCATCAATTCAGGGAAGAATGACCCTGTAAAGAATTCTACACCGTTAGAATGCCATACATCGTGTATCTCCTGTAAAGGCGTAGCAGCCGCTGTAAGCGATACTTGACAAGAATATATGCCAGTGCTCACGTAACTTCCTGTAGCGTTTCTATCGCCCGTAGAGACGACGCTACCACCAGCCTGGAGAGATAGTTTTGAGCCAGTTGGAGAACCGTTGGAGCTAGAGTAAAACGAAACTAGAATGCTTCCTGTACCAACTGATGGGATATTACGAAGGCGACCCTTAATGTAGTTGTAAAGCTGCAGAGTGTTTAAGTTGTCAGATGCTGGCGCTCTAGATGAAGAGAAAAAGAAGTTCTCTCTATCATCCATTGTTCGAGAATCCCAACGTGCCTCAAGGACCGGGCGCTTAAAGAAGAACTCACTTGAGCGAGCAAAGAATTTCTTTGTGTAATACGATTGGGTTGCCCCTACTGTATTCTGGATTACAGAGCCAGAGTCTGTACCGAGAGATGATGAAAAGTAAGCTTCCTGTGAGGCAGTTAGACGAATACCGAATCCGTAGTTGTTGTACCCGCCGCCAGCTGCACCCGTAATCCAGTTTTCTACAACAGTTGTAACATCGACTTCTAGGTTCTCATAACCTTTTTCAAATCTAACATTATAATTGTCTTGAGATAGATAATCACCTCCGACGCTAGACCAAGACGTGCTCGAATCAGACTTTAACCAATTGGAAACACCTATATCTTGATAATTATCCATATCAAGTCCGGTGCCCTCTGACCACGAACGAGATACCGGGGCGACGACCAAGTTGAAGTCTTGCGGAAGCGTGAATGGATGCTCTGCATTGAACATCTTAAGATAGAAAGATACAGAACCAGATGCTGGGATTGTGCCGGCAGTTCTATCGGTAGAAATCTGGTTTACTGGGAACTGGATTAGAATTCTTGAAAGCTCTTGTGATTGGCCATTAGAGCCTGACTCTTGTCCATAGATTGAGAAAACTTCAAGAGAATCGGCATATCCCATATTGGAGCCAGTGCCTCTTGTGACCAAGTTGGCTTCATATGCGTTTGTAATTGTGTTGTCTGCGCTGGCTGTGTATCTTAAAATTGCCATTACTGGATAGCTCCCTTAATATCCACATTTGGAAACTTAAGTTCAAAGATTGCGTTATTTTCGCCTTCTATTCTACGTCCATCAGCCGACAACCGTTCCTCAAAATCGAATGAAGAAGATGCGTAGGAGACGCCAGATTTTCCAACTATCTCCAAATCAATAACATCGATAATTCCGTTGACCTTTTGGAGAACTTTGTAGAAATCTGTTATCAAAATCGATTCGCCAATCTCGTATTGGTTTTTCAAAAGATAATCTCTCAAAGCTGCGTTAGCTCTGTTGATTACTGTGAAGCGGTTTGCATTTAGATCCACCGCAACGACATAATTAATTCCAAAATTAACAATTTGAGCATCTAAAATATCAATTGTATCATTTACTACTTTATACTGCAAAAGCCAATTTCTTAAGTTATTTTTAAGAGTTATGTTGGCTGGAAGTAATTTTCCACTTGTGTCCTCTGAGATAACATAGACATTTAAGTTTCTTCTAAACTCATCAAAGTCTCTAACAACAGCCGCTCTCTTAATAGATCCAAATTTAGCGGGCATGCCATAGCAGATAGACTGGTAATCCTGAATTGTTACAGCCCTGTTCTGAGTAGCATAGAAGCCGAACACTCTTTGCTTAATCTCTTCTGAGGAAGGCAATGATATATCACCAACAAATGGCTCTTCGTTCAAAACCTCTATTGAGGAAATGACCGTATTTCTAATAGCCTGCGACAAGGATCCTTGGGATGCGAATCTAAATAGCGGTCTATCAACTCCAACAATTGTATTCACAGCGGCATTTACGTCATTATTTAAATTGACTCTGTAACCAATTCTCAAAGTTGTGTTTGCTGGGGCAATACCAAATTTGTCTGTGCTGATTAGATTCGTTGGATCAAAATCCAAGTCCGTAACATAATCGCGTCCATTCAAATCTAAAACTAGATTTGTTGGGTCTACAACAGAATTTGATAGCAATTCAGAATCTGAACCGTATCCAAACTGTAAGTAAGTCGCTTGCCCTTCTCTCTCGACTACAAATCTTCTTGCTACCGGAACTGCTTTAAGTAGATTTCTGACTGTCGAGTTAGTAGCTGTGTTTGTATTGCGAATTGCTTTGTAAATAACATTCTGGGAAAGGTGATCAACCTCAACGTATTCATGACCTTCCGAGTCTGTCACAGACAAGACTTCTGCGACTCGTGACGTTTCCAAATCTACTCTTAAGAATCTTTGAAAGTTTCCAACCTCAACTTCTTTAAACAAAGTTCTTCCCGAAACGGCACGTCCCTGGGCTCTAATAACAAAGTTCGTTGGATTACCAGTGGTAGAATCGACAGTGCCCACAACCACTTGGTTTGTTGATATGGAAAAATCCACATCTTCTATCAGGGTATATAAACCACCACCTGTTGAGGAGAAGACGGATCCCGCACGAAGAACAGGAGCATAATCTAAATTAGGTCCAGCTGTGTTGTTGTCAGAAGGAACCTGAATGTAGAATGTTAAAATGCCATATGAAGAGGGGCTCGTGTTTAGCTTGAATCCCATCTGTCGCGCTAAGCGAATGACATTGTTATACTCAATCGATGTTTCTAAAAACGATTCGTTTGTTTGATAATCCAAGTAAAACGATAGAATGTCTCCGATGTAGGAGACAGTATCCAACATCAAGGAGCCAAAAGAGGCTTTGTTAAAGTCTTTGTACGAATCGGGGTAGTATCTTTTCGCGTAGTTCTCTAAATCTCTGCGAATAGAATCAAAGTCTCGACTTGTGTAATCAATTGGTTGTAATTTTTTGGCCATAATTTATTTCTCTAAATAGGTTGGTCAACATCAATTTGTAGCAATGTCGACAATTGAAGTGGCAATATTGTGAAAGATATAGAGACAGAAAGATTATGCGGAAATAAATCAGGGTTTCCTTCAGGAATTTGAAACTGTATGTCGTCTATCTGGATATAATTCAAATATCTTTGAACCTGCTCATTAATTTTTGAGGAGATGGCAGAATAAGTATTGCTATCGTTTAGTTCGAATAGATACCTTCTTAATCCAACACCGAAATTAGGATCCATTATCCTTTCCCCCGGGATGGTCAAAATAAGCATTTTAAGATTTTGTTTTGCTAAATCCTCAAAATTTGTATTTAAGTTATAAGCACCAAATACTTCACTTACGACAAGCGGCAGCTGCGGCGATAATCCAGAGGCCATTTAAAAGACCCTCCCGTTATTCTGTGTCGTCACAAGGTTCTGGCAATAAGTTCTGCGGCTCTGGAGTGCATTCGACTGCATCAGCACTTTCTGTATTAGCGTTCGAAATATTTTCAGTTTGGTTTGTGACATCATTCTTAAGTAGTTCCAATAATAGATAAATTAACCCTAGAGGTGATGGCGGCATCATAAGCATTCCAGAAACAGTACCGGTGAAATCTACACCATCTATAGAAACTCTCGGGAAGAAGTTTTCTGGTACTGGTGGCGAGCCTTCGCGCTGGTCGTTAGCAGCTTCTGCTCCTTCTTTCATCGCGGCGTCGACAATACAAAGTAACAAACTTACTAGGTCTTCCCCATTAAGATTTGGCTCAATGGGAACAGGAAATTCCTGAGTGGCATTTGCTATCTCTTCGTTTAGCGTTGGCGTAACAGTGTCAATGACCCCCGCTAACTCGTTAAAGGCAAACCCTGTACCTGTTTTAATAACTTTTGATATAGCAACGTGCGGGTCAACCAACTCTACCAAGCCCTTTAGAATATCGATTGGGGTCTTGATTAACATCTTTAGAATAAAGTCACGGGCAGCTGAATTAAATGCTGCTTGTTGATCTTGACCGGTAGCATTAGAGATTGTGGAATTGGCTGTAGGACGACGAAGATCCGGAGTGGAATCAAAATTATTATCATTCGCTATCGTAGAAATAATAATGTCCAGTACTCTATCTTTTGGATTTTGGAATGCCTCATCAATCCCTGAAAAATATTCAGATGTTAAGTAGAAATTATAAATCAAAGGCGCCATCGCGATGAGTTCGCTGTTAAACGTATTTGTAAAAAATCTATTTGCAGCATTGTTTTGATCAGAAAGTATTTGCCCTTTAACACTCCTTGGTAGGCTAATAACTGTGAATCCTGCAGCAGCCGCTTCTTCTACTTCTTGCTGTTGAGACGCTTGTTCGGCGGCGAGGAAGGCTTCTTGAGCCAAATTAGTTTGATTTACTATATCATCGTGCAAGCCTCCGGGGGAATCGATTCCACGAACAATGTTTATAAATAATCTTGCTGCCGTTACCGGGTTTCCGGATGGTCGGGGCTTAGCGTCGAAGCCATTAACAACCATCGGCATGCGATCGTAGCCACTTCGAACGTTGTGCCCATACAAGGAGGTATGAAGAGCTACCAATTTAGCCCAAACCGCATAAATATACCAGTCTGTAGAGGGGCCAGTTTCTAACTTGAAACGACCACCAGTGCCGCTAGCGGACCTAAGAGGTGCGTGAATAAACCCATCAATTTGTGGACTAACATCGTCAAAATGGACCTTCTCAACCGACCCCAGCACTGGACGCAATGGGAATCCCTCGGCGCGGCGCTGGCGCTGACCAAAAACTTGCTGACCTGTTCCCCATGGGTCGCGCACATTTGAGTCTGCAATTTTATCTCTAGCTTCGTCCCAGTTAATATAATAGGCGTTCAATATTTGTTCGCCACGGTCCCGGACTGTCGGAGCGTTTGGAAACCGAAGAACTGGTGCTCCATTCCCATCAAGTTCATATATTTCAAGATGCCTAACATCCAAATATTGACTACCGTCATAACTTAAAACTGAACTGGGACCTGTTCCAAGATCCTCTTCGAAATCTACGGTGCCGGTGTTTCCGCGAAGATAGTTGTTAAAGTGTATTAATACTTTTGCCCACAGTTTCCTAACACGAGTGTTGGGAGGTTGGAGCGTAGACTCAATTTTAGGATTGTTGTCCGGACTAAGGTCGGCATCGCCGCGATTAAATTTATCTGTTATGTTCCCTTGTGCCAGATCATCAAAAAGCAATCCCTCGCTTACGAGGGAATCAATTTGTTCTTTAGTTAAAATATAATTTCCGTAGTTTGCCATATCTTTTCCTTATGAGATCTCCCCGGCATTTTCAATGACTCCAGCTTCCGTAGCTATTTGATTGATTACATTGAAAAGCATACCATTTTCAGAATTTTGATTAATATAACACCATAAAGAATATACCTTTAGATTGGGCACCGGGGCGGCTGATGTACTGCTGGATTTTAAGATGTAAAATCCTTCTCTACTATCAAATAAGTCTCTAATAACTTCATTTTTAAGATTGGTCTCCCAAGTATCTCGTTCAGACGCGTCTATCGCTGGGATGGCACTGTCATATTTAATAACTGGAATTTGGCTCAACAGCGCTTCAGCAAAGGAAGCCCTTTTCTTGCCCGGTATTGCTTTTTGCAATGCATTATTAATAGACTGTCGGCTTCTTTGCAATCTATCATTAACCAAATAATCAATGATATCATCAAATCCAATAAAGGTGTCTTCATCGGTAACCGAGAACTGCGTTCCTGCTGGGAACGCAACCGTCCCATCGGCATAAGTTATTCCACCTTTATTAATGACAGATTGTCTTTGTATTTTAAGATTGAAATAGCTCGCTAAGTCTTGTCTTATTAAGCTGTCTTGAAACTGTTCAATATTATCAAAATACCTCGTTAAAGAACTTAATATTTGTGTCTTTACAAATCTAAAGTAGAAACTGTCCGGACTTAAAATATTGTTCAAGTTAAATGCGGTCATTACAAATATGTTTTTTATTATTGTTTCAGCAACATGAATTTGAGCCAAAAGCAAATACATACCAAATTTTATAACGTTCCTAATCTTTGATGCCAAAGGAATATCATCGCCGTTACAAGCCGCTTCCTTATATTCCTCTAACATCTGCTCTATAATGCCGTCTATATCAAGAAAGTCCGCTAATTCGGATGGTGGGCATCCTTCGTTTAGAGTAAATAAATTTAAGGATTGTAAGGTGGCAGCATCAAACACACCATTACGCAAAATGTAATTGATCATCTCTTGGACTTGAATTCCAAAGATATAAGCATAATCTTGGTAATATGCCTCTTTATATTCCTCTAATACATCTCCGCTAGCTCCGGACTCAACAAGTCTTTTCTGTGCCAAAGGAGCAGCAAATTTTGATACATACAAATTGCCTTGTTCAAAGTTTTCGCTAACTTCGCTGTTAAGATTTTCATACTGATTAGACTGATAGAAAGACAATTCTGACTCTGAAACAGAAGAATTAAACGTAGCAGCCGCTAGGTCCTCCGGACTTGCAAACCGGTCTACAATAATCAACTCCTGGGTTCCGGCAGACTGACCCTCGGAGAATAATCCCAGATTAAGAAGAACTCTTAATTGTTCATTACTTGAAGATTGATTAATATACTTTGGATAAACCAACGTCATATTGTTATTTTGCGTATTACTATTAAACCCAAAATCTAATAATAGGTCTTGATATGTATCAGACTCTACAGCAGTTAATAGTGCTTCGCTTGTCTCTGTCGTTATTAGCTGCTGTGATGGTAGAAGTTCAAAAGTTCCTTGATTGTATATTTTTGTAAGTGGATGCTCGTGCTGAACATATTCTCCATCTGGCATCGTTACTTCGTGAATTGAGTCATTGGCAATATCAGCGGGTGCTTCCGTATTGCTGTGGACTACCGGGTCTAGATCGGGAAAATTCACAAACCCATGAGTGTGTTCCGTAGATGAGATCGTCGTAAACGTGTAAGAAGACCCAGCTGTCGATGTGTAAAATTTTTCTGTTCGCGTGCTATACGGCGTGTCATCATCGAATGTTGTCATATCAATATAGTTTCTGAAGTTGTTCAGAAACGCTTGATTGAATTGATATGTTGTAAAGACGGGATTCCCAGCGGTTTCGGAACCACTTAATTGATTAATCTTTTCTCCGATGCCATTTATTGCGTTGGCAAAGTTCGGATCACTAAGTGTTCCGGCAACAACTTCCAAAGCTTGACTTACTGCATCCACACCAGCTGCAGTATCAAAACCTAAAAGTTCTGGTATGTCAATCGTAGGGCATGACTCTGTAAGGTTTGTAATATTTGATACGCTCTGAAGCGCACTAACTATAGCAGCCAAGAAAGTTGGGTCTATGGAGGGACCGATGGAGCCAGTGATGCCGGCGTTTTTAAGATCATTCAGTACCCTAGAATCATTCTTCAACACAGGTTCCAACAAAATTTCCTTTGCCGATTCGGCTGAAGATATAAACTGAAGCTGGACCGATTCAGCTAGAGCATTGAAGGTTTCAGGAATTGACTTTTGAATTGTTGGATCTAAAAACTTCGAGTCTGGGCAATCCAAATCAAGACTTGGCGGATCGACTACCAGACCATTCTCAATTAAATCTAAAAGCTCTTGAATATTTTCGTCTTGGAGATCCCCTTCTGTTAAACAAACGTTATCTTGATTAATGTTATAAAGTTCGTTTGCTATCTGATTGCAGAGATCTGTGACATCTACTATCGCTGACAAGTCAGCAAAGAAGCCCATTATTGCAGATCTAGAGACCAAATCAGTTCTTACGACTTCTAGACTGTAGTTTTGATTAAACTCAATGATTCTATCAATTAAGTCATCAGATGCATCTTCTCTGTTCAAAAAAAGAATACAAATATCTATTGAACTTAATATAGAAGATAAGGAACTTAAATAATCAAATATTTGCTGATTTGACATCTTGTTCTTTGACGCTATCTGGTCTATCCCTGAACCAGCACCAACTATTGGAAGTAAAGAATTTTCTGGGTTGGGGTTATTATCAATAAAATCTGTTAAGTCATTGCTTCCATAGTCAGTAGATCGTGGAGAATTTAAGTCACAATTTTCTCTTAAAAGTTCTGCCAGCTTCTTAACAACCTCAAGAACAACTTGTTGGATAGCATCGACAATTGCTTTTTCGATTTCTTTCCATAAGTCGCCTGAAATAGTAAAAGGCTTAAATTGCTCTAAATCTATCTTTGGTTTATTGATAGGGGAAGATTTTGGAAGATCAGGCGGATAGTAGATAGATGACGAAGCACGAACAAGGGAATTCTGAACGGCTTGGTTGATTCTTCCCGCCTCGACATTAAATCCAAATGTTAAACAAAGGAATGCTTCTTTTGCTAACTCATCTATTCCCAATTGTCTAAAAAGATATGCAAGTTGCGAATTGTCATCAATAAACCCGAAGGGGCCCTGCTCTAATATTCCCCCTATGGCTCTCGTAACATCTACGCCGGTGTTAAGTACCTTTGCTGTTTGGGCTGCTTTAACTCTCTTATAAACGTCAGGGTTTTCGGCCACTTGTTGTCTTATTTTCTGTATCTCTTCTGACGTAAAGAACGTTGTGAATCCTTTTTCTAGTGCCTCCGTGTTGTTTATGTCGATAAGTCCCTGCTCGGCAGCAACTCTTAGTAATTCATTATCTAAATCTTTTTTTGGTTGAGGGTTGAAGTTATTAAACAAGGATCCGGTTGCTGGAAGTGCTAGTGAATCCTTAACATCATCATCATCTAAGAATTCAAAAAATGAATAATTGGATCTATTGTCTTTGGTAGTTTGGATAGAATCCAATAACTGCCGATAATTTCTCAATATTGCTAAAGTTAACGGATCTTGAAATAGCTTGTTATATTTTGCTATTGAAAAATATCCGATCTTCAGTGGCTGGCTTTGGATTGATTCCTCAATCAAAAGATAATCCATCCCATAGATCGCTAGTTGATTATTTTTCTTACCAAATAACAAGGTGATCGTGTCAGCCTCGGAGAAGTCGTAGCTTGGAGTTTGGATTCGTAGTTGCTTTGTTAGTTCTGTGACTATAATGTTGAGTATCTTTGTCGCGGCAATGCTCATATATCCAAAGTCAACATTTAGATCTATCTGTCCTTCAAAGCCTTTATATTGCGAGTCAAATGTTCTTAACCCGTTGTTTAGCAACTTATTCTCAGAGCCAATTGTTCCTACCGTCAAAGTAGTTTCTGCCACTGGTCCCAAAATGTTCTGCTGTTCATTAAAAAACAGTAAATTAGGCTCATAGAGGGGCATATTCTTGTCTGCCTCTAACTGTTCTCTTTTGGAGTCAAAATCAAAAGACGTTCTTAAGATGACAATACTCTTTGAACTTGGTGGGCTAGTATCAAACCAAGATTCAATTGAGATTTGCTCTTTTAGTTCATTTTCAAGATTTCTTGCTACATCAAGTATGTTGTCTCCACAAGTCTCGTCGGGGTCACAATTATCTTCAAAATAATCTTCATCAAACAAATAAGAATAGAATTCGGGTAGAAAAGATGTTACGAACTCTCGAAAGCCCAAAGAAGTTATGTTATCTCTTCTATCGTTCAACTCATCATCAGAGTTGATTTTATCAACCTTAATTTTTACTTTATACGTCTGCGTCTGGCTTTCGTAAAAAGGTATATTGAAGTCTTTGCTTTGATATTTTTGAGTTAGAAGTAATTCAGCCATGATTAATTTGTACTATTGTATTTGCTTAATATAAATAGACCTTTACCATCTTCTGTTGCTTCGGCGCCGCCAGGAGTGTCCAAATAATTTTGTTTAATGCCGCTCATCTTTTGCATGTGCAGCATTAGCTGTGCCTCTACGTTTGTTAGAGTGTTGATGAGAACGTCAACGCCTTTAGGCAGAAGATTTTCAAAATCAGGGGATGTTAATTGTCCATAGAACGGTGATCGGTGTGTGTGATTTAAGAGAGCTTGCGTTAAGGTTCTATTGTATTCTAAAAAGTTCTTAAACAACTCTCTTAGGTCATGCACAGCATCGATTGTTTCAGTCAGGCATTTCTGCAAGTTCGTTCCCTTAACTAGGGGCTGTAGGTCTGAGTCGTCGTTCATCGCTATCAAATCGATACCATAACCTTGCGTTGTAGCGTTTGTTAAATCGCCACCTTGTGAGTTTTGCTTATCAGTTCTTGTAACCAGCTTGATGTTCTCTCTTGCCACAAATCTTAAAGTATCGGCTTTCAAAGCGACTGTTGACCTAGGACTGTCTTTTGTTGTGTTCCCAACTTTACCTTCGGGCAATCCAAAATAAGAATCTACGTTTGACTTCTGAGAAAGGTAGATTCTTGCAGCATCCAACTTAAAGTTTGGATCTACGTTATAAAGCCTGCCTTTGTTGTCTCTTCGGCGCGCTCTGTATCCCAGCCTACCAGCAACAATATCTATAGAAGCACAGTGAGTATCCTTTGATCCGCCATAGCCTGATAGAATATTACTTGGACGGTCTAATCCGAGAACGATAGATGAATTTCCTTTATCAAGAATTTTCTCTTCCTTTACAGAGATATATTGAGGGACATCTATGTCTTTTCTTGTTCCTTTGCCGAAACCAAAGAACTCTGCTTTTCCTTGTTCAGAGAGGGTATCATATACAGCCCGATCTGCTGGGGGGATAAGGTTCTCATCAATTGCTGGTTTTTTGTTGTTTGCCATATATTATGTTGTCCCTCTATCGCTTTTCAAGTTGTTCGCGAATACGATCCCAGGGAAAATAAATACCCGGATCATATCTACGACCCTCCAAGGTTGACTTAGCGTGTGCTATTATACCAGACTGTAATTTCCTCTGGTCGCCCGTGCCTTCGGTTCTCACTCCAGCATATGTGCCCGGGGGGAGTCCCTCATAAGCGATAGGGATATTGTATTCCTTAGTTAAGTATTTTAATAGCCCGATCAATGCATTAACATTTTGATCACTCCAAGTGCTCGGATTTTTTGAATATCCAACGACTTCAATCCCTATTGAATTGGCTCCTGTCACTCTGCCGTCTCCTGATTTGCCGGCATGCCAAGACACATCTGTATCAGCAACCATGTTATATATTTCTCCTTGCGGTCCTACGACATAGTGTGCGCTCACTCTTCTTTCCATGAATTCGCCCTTATTATCATCATACCCACTCAATACTCTTCTGGATGCCTCTAAGGTCGGGATCTCTGTAGTATGCATAACAATCCACTTTATGTTTTGTGGTCTTTTACTTGATTTGCTCCAGTTGTAGCTTGGCTTAAACTCAGATTCAGGATATCTAGCTCCTTCGGGAGCCAATTCTCTAGATCCATCAGACAAACTACCTATACGCGCAGGAATTCCTTGTTTAAACTTCTTATTAAGATCTTCCGAGGCAACGTTTTCAATTTGGATAGGCCCGCCAACTTTTCTTACAATTCTAGGATTGAAAAGGTTTTCTACGTCTTCGTATTTAACAGAAACCAAAGTTCCCAATTCAAGTGGCGTAAATTCATACCCCTCAATGTCACAATATACGTCTGGGTATGTAACTAAAACTGGATCGTTGTTGCTTATGGGGGCTGGACGCGGTTCTAGCTCTGGGATATATACTTTATAAGCAAAAGTAGCATACTTTTGAGGCTTTTCATTTGTGTCCCCTCCCTCGGAGCCACTCTTAATCAAATACTCCTCAAACAATGCTGTCTTGTTTGAATAAGAAGGGTAAGAGACAGGGCGATAACTAACAACAACTCCGTTAAATTCTGTTATGTTATTTAAAGTATCCTTCGCAAACACCGACTCAACAGCCATTCTAATTGCCGTTGTTGGTGAGGTTCTTCTTCTATCGCCAGATTCGCCTGAGTTTCCGTCTTGAATGTTATTCAAAGATCCGAAACCCAAGTCGGACATTTTTATGTTAGCCATCTTCTTTGCTCTCGTTTAGCAAATCAAACAACTGCTCTTTGTCGTCGGCTGTGAGACCTACTTGGCCTGTCTTTTGACGTTGAAGGATCGCAGCGAGCTTCACCATCTGCTCATTGGATCTTTGAAGATTTTCTACATACTTGGCTGCGATTGGTCCCATCTCTCTTCTATCGGCGGGAGAGGCTTTCATATCAGCCATTACATCCATTAGCAACGACTTGGCCATCGCACGATCTTCTTTGATGTTTGTCGTGGTTTCTTCTATGTAATGCTCTAAACTTAGATCTCGCTGTTTTCCCATTTTTCTTTAAATGCCCTCTTTGTCAGCATTAGTAAGTAGAATCTTATGCGAAAAATACTAGATCTCGCTGTTTTCCCATTTTGTCTTAAACGTCCTGTACCTCTTGCGAAGCTTATTAAGATTATTAACAACCTGTTTTGTATTAAGTCCTGTAATTTCTCTCAAATATAGATAGATTGCCTTCTTATTAAAAATTTCTATTTGATCAGCGGAGTCTAAAAGAATACGAACGGCCATTAGAACCTTTTTCTCGTTCTCTTTAATCATGAAAGAATCCCAGGTGTCTATCTCATTGTTGAGAGACATCCAAAATTCTAATTCTGATCTTTTCTCATAGTAGCTTGGCTCGTCTGATACTAAATTTTCATCAGCCTCATTGAGAACATCCTCCATAAAAACCTCAGTCTGAAGTCTCTTTTTGGTTCTCTTAACTTTGTGGATAAACCAGTTCTTGGTTACAACTGAAAAATATGAAAAGGCTTTGGAACCTTTGTTTGGATCATATTTGTTTAAGATGGTTGTTAACCAAACCTTACAATCTGCTCTGAGATAATCAATGTTTGGTAAGGTTGTGAAACGATAAGTGTAGATTATCTTGTCTACCATATCGTCAAATGCAGGCTGTATGTACTCTTCGTATAACTTGGATCGAAGTTCTCGATCTTCCGTCGACGCATACTTAACTATTGCGTCTTCGTGTACCTGCGTAAAATAGTGATTTTTCTTGCTCTTCTTCCTCGGCATTTAGTGCTTCCTCTAGTTCTTGTTCTAATTCGGCATCTATTGTATATTCAAATATCTCTCTAAAATTAGACAATTCTTCATTTACTTCTCTTATGCG